ACAGGCAAGGGCGTGATGGTCGGCAAGATCCTGCGTCCGCTGTTCGGCGGCCACGTCGCGCTGCGCCGCATGGAGGAGCTCAACGAGAAGTACAACCAGTTCATGCAGAACTCGTTCCTTGTTTTCGTCGATGAGGTCCAGACCAAAGCGCTGCAAAACGAGCAGGGCGTCATGGCCAAGCTGCGCAACTTCATCACCGAGGACACCATCCCGATCCGGGCCATGTACTCGAATGATGTCATCGTCCACAACTACACGAACTGGATCTTCTCTTCCAACATGTCTGACCCCGTCAGCATCAAGAAGGGTGACCGCCGCTTCAACGTCGGCAAGTACCAGTCAGTGAAGCTGCAGATGACTGATCCCGAGATCGACGGCATCGAGAAAGAGCTGCAGGCCTTCTATGACTACCTGGTGAACTACCCGGCCGACTTCGAGCTGGCCGGTCAGATCATCCAGACCGCAGACCGTGACACGATGATCTCGATCAGCGAAAGCTCGATCGACACAGTGGGTTCGGCGCTGCTGGAAGGCAACTTCGATTTCTTCATCGAGCAACTGCCAACCGACAACAGCCACCTGCGCAATGCGCTGCTGGTCAACAAGGTCAAGGACTACGAAGATGTGCTGCGCAACGTTATGGGACGTACCCAGCCCAGTGGCGACTGCGCCATTGCCCGCGAAGAGCTGCGCACGATGTTTGACTTTGCTGTAGGCGGCATGCCCACCAGCCCGAACAAGTTCACATCGCTCCTCAAGCATCACCGCATTCACATGGACGCTGTATGGGTCAATAACAAAACAGTCCGGGGCATCAAAGTACGCTGGAAAGACATGGCACAGTTCCCGACCTATCTGAGCCAGCACCTCGCATCGCCGAACTCAAGCGCATCTTCCGCGCCTACTTCGACGACTACCCCAAAGCTCGCTGGCAAGCGCGCACCGAAAGCTAAGGAGGCAGTGTGACCGTCGTACTCACCCTGACCGACATCACTGAGCACCCGCCGCCATTCAGCTCCATCGTTCGCATCGCGCCCCGCGAGTTCGTCGTGTTCGCCAGGCATACGGAGAACACTGGCTGCATGGACTGCGCGTTCGTGGGTGATGACCCGCGGTGCAGGGCCGTAAAGTGCTCCGGCGGCATCTACATCCCGAAGGACAAATACCTCGAGATGCGGCTGCTAGGAGAACTGTGATGACCGAACTTGCATGGATCACCATCGCCGGTAAGCGCGTGCTGCCCGTCCTGGGGCACGCAGGGATGTGTGGCACGAGCGGCGCGCGTCATGAGCGCATAAATTGTGCGTTCTATGGCACGGCGTCCGGCGACTGCCTCGCACCTAACAGCTGCGATGCATACACATTCCCAAACGACGCGATCTTCATCACTGAAGACCAGCTCCCTGAGTACCTGGGACGCAAATTGATAGGGAGCCTGTGATGGACGAAGAACTAGTTCTCGTCTCAAACCCGACCGGCGAGGACAGCTGCATCCTCATATACGGGGATGACCCGGATCGTATCGAGTGGGCCTGCGCGCGCCTTGATACATGCGGCAGCGCCTCAGGGGCTGCACCGCAGGCACGAGAAGCGTTTGGATCAAACAATCCGACATGACGCGCTACCTGGCGCTTAGGCTCGTGTCATAATCTTTCATCTTTTTCGATAACAAGTGGATCACCCATGAAACTTCGCCTCTTCGCTCTCCGCAACACCTCTACCGGCAAGCTCGTCGCTGACACCTATTTCAACGACAAACCCGCCGCCAAGCGTGAACGCGATGAGCGCAACAAAGCCGGCGGCACTTACGTCGTCACGCCAGGCCCAGATCACCGCCGCTTTAACTCGTAATCGTTTCTCTTTCTCTAAACCAAGGTGGATCACATGAAACCTTCTCAAGTAAAACTCGCCCTCCAGCACCTCGTCACCCGCCAGCGCCCCGTCTTCATCTGGGGCCCAGTAGGCGCAGGCAAGTCCGACGTCGTTGCCTCAGTCGCCAAAGACCTCAAGCTCGAACTGCGTGACGTTCGCCTGAACCTCATGGACCCCGTGGACTTCAAGGGCTTCCCTGTCGTACGCGGCACGGGCAAGAACGAAGTCATGGCCTTCGTACCCCCTGACTTCCTGCCCGCCAAAGGTAAGGGCATCCTGTTCCTCGACGAAATGAATAGTGCGCCCCAGTCCGTCCAGGCTGCGGCGTACCAGCTCATCCTGAACCGCAAGCTGGGCAACTACACCATGCCCGACGGCTGGGCCATCATCGCCGCCGGCAACCGCGCCGGCGACCGCTCGGTGGTCAACGCCCAGCCTGCGGCGCTGGCCAATCGCTTCGTCCACATTGACTTTGAAGTTGACCTGGAAGACTGGAACCTTTGGGCTATGGCCAACGGCGTGAGTGACATCACCCGCGGCTTCCTGCACTTCAAGCCCGCGCTGCTGCACTCGTTTGATGCGACCACCAACCCGCGTGCGTTCCCGACGCCACGTTCGTGGGCCTTCGTCGATGACGTGCTCCAGTCAAACCTGTCGGCCGACACCGAACTCGACCTCATCAAGGGCACCGTCGGCGAAGGCGCCGCTTCGGAATACCTGGCCTTCAGCCGCATTGCCCGTGAGCTGCCGACGGTCGATGAAATCTTGATGAACCCCGACACCGCCCCGGTGTCAGACAACCCCTCGACCATGTTCGCCGTCTCGACCATGCTGGATAGCAAAGCCACGCCCAACACACTGGGCCGCCTGATGACCTACATGGCTCGCCTGCCTATCGAGTTCCAGGTGTTGTTCATGCGCTCGGCATGCCGCGCCAATCGTGACTTGCTCAAGACCCGTGAAGCGATCAAGTGGCTCAGCTCGAATCAAGCAGTGATGATCTGACGAAAGAAACAACATGATCCAGAACCGCTCTATGCTGGTCGATCTCACGATCAGCCGCTGGACCGCCGTCAAGCACGACCGCACTGTGTCGGCCGAGGTGGACCAGACGCACGCTGCCAAGCAAGGCGGGCGTTACAACAAATACCTGATCGACAAGGCCCACCTGGCCGCTATCGACAGCATCGCCAACGAACTGCGCAAGTACCACTACTCGCGCACGCTCCCTTGGACCGACAAGGGCCACCGCATCCTGCCCGCAGACTTGTTCTTCGATTACCAGCAGGAGCTGGCGAAGTACAAGCAGCAGTTCCAGACGGCTGTCTCTGACTTCGTCAAGCTGTACCCCCAGCTGGTCCAGGACGCGCGCCTGCGCTTGGGCACGATGTACCGGCCCGAGGACTACCCGCAGCCCAGCGACTTGTTCGGCATGTTCGACATTTCTATGGACATCGCCCCTGTGCCTGACGCCAACGACTTCCGCGTCGATGTGGCCCAGGAGACCCAGGACGAGATCCGCGCACAGATCACCCAGGCCGTGGCCACGCGCCAGGCCAAGATGGTCAAGGACTGCTGGAGCCGCATGCGCGAAGTCGTCGGCCGTATCGCTGAGCAGTGCGGCAAAGAGAAAGGCGTCATCCGTGACTCACTCATGGACAACGCCCGTGACCTGGTCGCCGTACTCGGCGGCCTGAACGTCACCAACGACCCAGAGATTGCCGCCGTCGAGAACGACATCCGCGACAAGCTGCTGGTACCCACAACCAGGCTTCGTATCTCCCCCGGCGCTCGCGTTCAGACCGCACAGATTGCACGCGAGCTGCTCGAACGCATGCCACAGGAGTAAGCCCATGTCATGGAGCAACAACTGCTACAAGCTCCCGCGCATCGCAAATTACGCGGCTGCTAAAAAGCGCTTCGACGACACGGCGCAACCGCGCGCGTCTCTCTGGGGCGCCTTTCAGCGCCCGCTGGACGGCGCAAGGGCGCACCACAAGCGCATACAGTTCGACCCTTCGAATCAGGCGTATGAGCTGGTGCTTTACCGCACACCGCTGGTGACGTACTACCCGGACGGCACCGTCGCTGTGAGACCTGATGACAGAAAAATGTCGCGCGACTTTCTCTACGCGACACTGCCCCTCGGGCTGTCCGTGATGAGCCATGCAGACGAGACGATGGTCATCGCCCGCACCCTAGAGGGCCCAGCTTGGTATTCCGTAGCAGTCGGCGACATGCACTTCAAACATTGTGGCGACCATCTATGGCGAATTACCAGCCCAACTGACCAGCGCATACGCGAGCGCATGTGTCTCAAGCGCGCAGCCCTGGTACGCAAGGCTACCAAGCCTTTTCTCGACTGGGTTCAGACAACCCGGGCGCTGTGTGGCGAGCCCAACACAAAGTCGTTCGAGGTTCCGAAATACCCTGACAGCCTTGACGCATTCCAAGACACCGAACTGTGGCCCAGGCTCGCAACCGAGGTCTCCGATCGGGCCACATGGATGCAAGGCGCCTACGACGCCTTCGGTGCACGCACAGAGTTTGCAATCAGCAACCACGAGCCGCCTCGTCGTGGCCGTCACCCAAAGTTCAGCTGATGCTGACGGCGCAAGAACAGAAAGAAATCCTGCGGCTCGCCCGACGGCTGGCCCAGGTTGGCCGCGCACGCGTCGAGATGAAGTGGCGCAACGGCCTGTCGCGCAAAAACATGCACCTCGACCCGACCGTCAAAAAGGCCGAGGAAAAACTCATTGAATATTTGAAGGAAGTCGGATGAAGCAAGCTGAAATTACAGTCGAGTATCTGGATCACCTTGGAACGGACCTTACGGTCGTAAACGCGGCCCGCACGTCGTTCGGGAAAGAGAGTGATTGGTTGCCTAGCGGTGCGCCTGCCGACTACCTAGGTGTCGTGTACCAACAGCGCTTCATCGAAGGGCGTACGCGGCCAGTCAACCTCAGCCAAGCCGACGCCAATCTGATCCGCTTCCTGGCCACGGGCTTCCGGCAGCAGGAGTGGGCGGCGTTCCTCGACGAGGTCATCGACGCGGCCAAGAAGCATGACGCCAAGAGCCTGCTCACCGACCTCCTCCACGCCTACAAGCGCAAGGCCCAGCACTGGGCGCCTTTCGGCCACCCCCACATGCAGATACGCATGAAGTTGCCGATGTTCCTGGCTCGCCAGTTTGTGAAGCACCAGGTGGGTGGTGTGTGGTCCGAAGAGTCACGTCGCTACATGTCCAGTGAGCCTGAGTTCTGGTTCCCCAAGGAGTGGCACGGCCGCCCTGACGACATCAAGCAGGGGAGCGGGTATGTCCACCCAGAAAGCGATATGTGGGGCCAGGCAGCAGTCGAGCACACTAAAAACGCTCTGGCTTTCTATACACAAGCCGTAGCCTCAGGAATCGCCCCCGAGGAAGCCCGCATCGTGCTGCCCCTGAACACCATGACCACCGTGACCTGGACCGGCTCGCTGCTGTTCTGGAGCCGTGTCTGCAACCAACGCCTGGACAACCACGCCCAGAAAGCAGCAAACGAGCTGGCCGAGCAGATCGCAGCCATCGCACAGCCGCTGTTCCCAGTGAGCTGGGCAGCATTGGTAGGGTGAGTGACATGAAAGTCACCCCAACCCCCACCAGCGGCGCGGCTGACCTGCCTGAAGCGCTGATTTATGCAGAGTTGCCAAAGCATGCAGCAACAGGCTTAGGTGAAGAGTACGAATCGTTTGACCAGAACGGCAAGCCAATGGGCAAGGCTTATCAAAACTTGGTCTACTACACCGAGGATCAGATGCGCGCCTTCGCAGACGCCACTTGTGCCCTGCGCGCATCCCATGGGCAAGCACCAGCCACCCAGCAGCCGGAGGGGGGTGTGGTCGCATATCTGGATGTTGGCGCAAACGGTTACCTGGACTTGGGGTCAGAACTCTCGGAAGATGCTCTGCAGCAGTTGCCCAAAGGACGACATGCCCTGGTCATTGCTGGGACCTATGGCATTGACGGTTATGTAGCCGCACCCCAGCCCTCTCCCAAGGCACAGGCGGCAGGGAGCGTGCCAGCGGTGGAGCGCGAACAGGAGCGCATCGCATTCAAGGATGCGCATCGGCACTTGGAGCTGGACGAAGTGCCTGACGCATGGGGGCGGCCCATGTTCAAGCACTCTCACATTGAGGCAAGTTGGCTTGGCTGGATTGCCCGCGCATCCCAAGGGCAAGCACCAGCCACGGTACAGGCAGACAGCGTGCTGGAGGATGCTGCGCAGCAAGGAGAAAAACCATGACCACCGCTGAACTACTCAGTCTCATGCGCCTACTGTCTGCGATGGAGAGCGCCATGCTTGCATCAAAGGTCTCCATGCCCAGCACGCTGTGCGAAGAGGTGCTGCGACATGTGGAGATTTTGGAGAACGAGATCGTAAAAAGGACAACCCAATGACTGATAAACCGACACCTACAGACGCAGAGCTGGATAGGCTGATCGCCACCTATCTCAAGCGTCTGTATCCGCAAGACAACCAACCGCATTTTGAGCGGGCAATCATGCGCGCAGTCCTTGCAAAGTGGGGCCAGCCAGCTCAGGCGGCAGAGCCAAGCCCCACCGCGGGCATGAACATCGCCCAGCGAATCCTGCATGTCGGAGGCCGCAACAACGATGCAGGCTATGTTGAGTTTGGCAGTATCCAAGCCGTGGAGGCACTGGTGCGACAGGTTTTGCGCGACCTACCGGCACCAGCCACGGCAGACAGCGCGCAGGAGGATGCTGCGCGGTCGGAGCGTGAGCGCATCTGTGCAGCAATCAAGGTCGAGGACGACTACTGCGTTGAACAAGGCGACTACATGCTCGACTCAGACGACTGCATCAAGATCGCGCGCGGCGATTGGGTGCGCCCCGACTTCTCTGTTGACGCTGCCCGCAAGCAAGGAGCAACCCAATGACCGATAAACCGACACCGACAGATGCGGTAGCTTTGGCCCGCTACAAAGTGGTCCCCGCGCATGAAAGCATGTTTCACCGTTTCGCAGTGGTGGCAGGTGACGGTAAGCAGCAGCTCTACCTTGGCCGCGAAGTTGAGTGCGAAAACATGGCACGCAAGTTCGCCGGAGCGTTTCTTGACGGCGCGTTCTACCAGGTCAATATCACCCCACCCGCACAGGCAGCAGACAGCGTGCAGGAGGATGCTGCGCGGTACCGGCTGTTGCGCCGTGGCCAGCACTGGAGCGTGATTGACGGCATAGGTAACGACCTGCGCGCCGAGGCGCTGGATGCAGCCGTGGACGCAGCCCGCAAGCAAGGAGGCCAACCATGAAAATCAAAACCAAAGACCTTACAGGCGCAGCACTTGATTGGGCGGTGGCGAAGTGCGAAAACTCAGACACAAGTATTGAGCACTTCATTGCCATGCACTCACACTATGCCTACGACCACGGCACTTTTGACTACTCCACCAACTGGGCACAAGGTGGGCCGATCATTGAGCGGGAAGGCATCACATTGCGCTGCGGCCTGCACGGCTGGGATGCCGAGCTTGAAGAGTTCGATGCTATTTCGCATGGACCCACCGCCCTCATCGCCGCCATGCGCTGCTACGTCGCCTCCAAGCTGGGCGACGAGGTGGATATACCAGAGGGGCTGCTGTGACAGCATCCCCCGCGCACTTCCTAGTCATGGTCGCCCTCAAGGATGCAACGAAGCCCATGACCCTCAAAGACCTTGAGCCACTGTGTGGCCTTCCCAGGACCACCATCAAGAAATACACGCGCCGGTTCAACGAGAACGGCCGGGCCTACATTGCCGACTGGGTGAAAACAAACGGGCGCGTGTGGACACCGATGTGGATGTGGGGTGGCGAGCCCAATATGCCGAAGCCGCCCAACGTGGCATCGGATCGCATTCGGCCACCTCGTGGGCAACGCATGCCTCCGAAGCTGCGCGAAAAACACGAGCCCGTCGAAGTGCGCGTCGAAACGCTCCCAGTGCCTGAACGCCCATACAAGACGACCTTCGTAGGCGCCAACCCCTGGGGAGTTTGAGATGAAGAAGAGCCTGCCCGAGGGCTGGGCGATGTACGCCTACGACGACGAGATTCTTTGGTGGCGAGGGGTCAGCGTAGAACATGACGGCCTGTGCGTCACCAAAGTCCCGTTCGTGTTCGGCTTCTTCGTCGCCAAGCTTATCTGCGACAACGACTATGAGAGCGGCTGCACCTATCCCGTCGCCGGCCCTTTCAGATCACTCCGCACTGCTATCGCAACTACAGCGCTCATATCATGACCATCAACGCCCAAGCCGCCCACAAGCTCACTGTCGCCCGCTCGCAACTCATTCTCAGCCAACCATTCTTCGGCATGCTGGCGCTGCGGCTCCGTCTGGTCGAGCGCGCCGACATCAAGACGCTCGCCGTTGACGGCAAGAATGTCTTCTACAACCCTGACTTCGTGCTCGGCCTGACCGACACACTGTGCCGAAGCGCGGTGGCCCACGAAGTCATGCACTGTGTGTTCGACCACATCACACGCTGCGGCAGCCGCGAGCCGAAGAAATGGAACTACGCTGGCGACTATGTCATCAACCAGCTCCTGCACGACGCGGGGTTCGAGATCGGAGAGGGCTGGCTGCTCGACGCGCGATACAAGGGCATGCACGCCGATGAGGTCTACTCCCTGCTCCCGGACAATCCCGAAAACAACAGCAAAGGTCAGGGCCCGCTCGACGAGATGCTGCCTGGTGACGGCACCAGCAGCGCAGCCGACGCAACCGAATGGAAGATCGCCACGATCCAGGCCGCCGCGGCCGCTAAGGCCGTAAACAAGTTGCCCGGTTCACTCCAGCGCTTCGTTGAAGACTCGACCCGGCCCCAGGTCGACTGGCGCGACCGTCTGCGTCAGTTCATGACGCAGACCAACAAGGACGACTACAGCTGGGCCCGGCCCAACCGCCGCTATCTCAGCGCCGGTCTGTATCTGCCTGGCCTGTACAGCGAAAACATGGGCCCCGTTGTGGTCGGTATCGACACGTCCGGCTCCATCGACGACAGGACGCTGCAGACCTTCGGCGGCGAAATCCGTGCGCTCGTACAGGCTGTGCGCCCGTCCGAAGTCCACATCGTCTACTGCGACGCCGAAGTGAACCACGTCGATGTTTTCTCGCCCTACGACGAGATGAAGTTCGCCCCGCACGGTGGCGGTGGCACAGCGTTCGAGCCGGTGTTCGACTACGTGGCCGAGAAGAACCTCAAGCCCGAGTGCCTGGTCTACTTGACCGACCTCTACGGCCAGCACAACTTCGAGCGGCCAGACTTCCCCACCCTGTGGTGCTGCACGACGAACGAGACCGCATCGTTCGGCGACACGATCCGAATCGAGGTGTGACATGGGCTACAGATCTGATGTACGCATGGTCATCCAAGGGCCGAAAGAACTCATCCTGGCGGGCTTCGCTGCCCTGGCACTTACCGGCGACTCGGTGATGCAGGAAGCGCTCAAGGAATGGGACCTCAAGGAAGACGGCGTACAGGTTACCGTCGGAGAACCCGACACCCCTCTGGCCGTCGCCATCCTGGGGCGCGGCGGCACGAACTGGAAGTGGTACGAGGATTACGCCGACGTCCAGGCACACGCCATCATCTTCGACCACTTCCGACAGCTCTACGATGACTTCCCGAACGAGCTGCCTTACCTGCGGCTCACCGGCGCCTTTGCACGGATCGGTGAAGACGACGACGACATCAAAACTGATTATTGGGGCAACGACCCACATGAGCTGCTATCCATTCGGCGGTCGATCGACTGTCCATACG